TACATTGAACAAGGATGTCTTTGGTCGCATACAGGACAACACCGAAATCTATGCTGATGCAGAGCGTTATCGCTGGCTACGCAGTGCGTCATGGGATGTTGATACTAGCTTAGTAGCTCCATCTGTGATTGCCTGTAATGGCGACATGAGCGAATGGCGCTGGATGATTGGTAACGAGATTGATGTTGCCGTTGATAAGTTTATTGCGGAGGGTAAATGAGTTTCACAATCACTACGCATGATGGCATGAAAGTGATTCAGTGGTTTAGGACAGTAGACGAGCTGCTCAAGTCTATGTTAGCTAACCCGAAAGATAGGTACTGGAGGAATGTGTAATGGTTTGGAAGTGTCCACCATTAAATTTACCAAATTGGAATAATCATTGGAAATGGAAAGAAGATATGAGTAAGAAGAATATTAAACTAGACGGCTATGCTTGGATTGCTGAGAATGGTGCTATTGATTATGGTTTCTTTTTTGGTGATAGCGACGAACCTGTACAGTTTGCAACAACGCTAAAAGAAATTGTACGGCAGTCTTTAGAGGCGTATCGTGTCCCTGATGGTGGCATTGCACAATACCATTTAGAAGATATGAAGTTGTTGAGCAGGTCTTTGCAAGCAGCAAAGAACATGATTGACCACGAAATTAAACGCACTGAAGGAGAAGAATCAAATGACTAAGTTAGTAAAGATTGGTAGTAGATTCGTAAATCTTTTCAACGTAACCTACATCATTGATAGAGAGATTCATTTTAACGACGGCACTCGCTGGGTAGCAACAGAGCCTGAGATTCAAGACTTGTTAGCACTTATGTTTGAACATCCACGAGAAGAAGAAGTTGAAACAGTTACAGTTATAGAAGAACCTTTAGTACGCAAAAAGAAAGTTGTTAAGAAGAAATGAAATGGACAGGCACTATCCTTTGTCTGATTGGTATTGCTTTGACTAGCCTGAACATCTTTCCATTGAACTTATGGTTTGGTTTAATCGGTAGTGGATTGTGGGCGTGGTCAGGTATGCAACAGAAAGATTATGCTTTACTGGTTGTCGAGGCAGTCGCAGTGTTAATGTATTTAGGAGGCTTGATAAAATTATGCTTACAAGGAATATAAAATGAGAATTGATTTAAGCGTCCATGAATTACTAATATGTAAAACATTAGGCATAATGCGTAGAACCTGCGCTACTGGTAATGTTGTTGATAGACAAGTCGGTAAACAAGACCCTTGGGAGATTGATATTGATGGTGTTGTAGGTGAGTTTTGTGTAGCTAAGTGGTTGAATGTCTGTCCTGATTTTACTGTCAGCGTTAGAAAAGGCGGTATTGATTTAGTAAGTCCGAGCGGTAAATCTATTGATGTAAAAACAACTAGATACAAAAATGGACGACTGTTAGCAACAAAAACTAAAGCACACGACCCTTGTGATATTTACATTTTAGCCATCACGGACGATAAAGGCTGTGATATAATCGGATGGGTTGACCAAGCACAGTTATTTAAACCAGAGAATATTATTAATTTAGGACATGGCGAAGGATATGGAGTTGTTCAAGACTCTTTACAAAAAAATAAAATAGCATGAGAATAATTCTTGACATTGAGACTAACCTAACACACGACAAGATTTGGGTGGTTGTTACTCGTAACATTGATACAGACGAGTGGTTTACTTTTAAAACTCCTGAGTTGCTTCAGACTTACATTAACAACGCAACTGAGATTGTGGCACACAACGGAATCTTCTTTGACTTTCCAGTACTCAAGCGAGTGTGGGGAATAACTGTTAAGAAGGCACAGGTAGTTGACACGCTAGTGTTGTCAAGGTTGTATAACCCTAGCTTAGAAGACGGACACAGCCTTGCTGCTTGGGGACAACGCTTAGGTTTTCCTAAAGGCGACTTTACAGACTTTGATAGCGGTTGGTCAAAGGAGATGGAAGAGTATTGTATTCAAGATACTTTAGTAACAAAGAAGTTGTACGAACATTTAACTAAGGAGATGCAAAATGACTATTCAAAAGAGAGTGCCACGCTCGAACACCAAGTCGCAATCATCATTGCGGAACAAGAACGTAACGGCTTCAAGCTCAATGAAGCAGGAGCTTTACAATTACTATCTGTTCTTAAAACTAAGCTGGACGCTATTCAAGTTGAAATGGCTACAATTTTCCCAGACAAAGTCACAAGTGGTAGAACCCACAAAACCACAGGCAAGCCGCTCAAAGACATCATCGAGCCGTTCAACCCCGGCAGCCGACAGCAAATTGCTGAGAGACTTCAAGAAAAGGGTTGGAAACCCACGAAGCGTACCGAAAAAGGTAGCGTCATCGTCGACGAAGCCGTCCTCGAAACGCTCGACTTCCCAGAAGCAAAAACCTTAGCCGAGTACATGATGCTCCAAAAGCGGATAGCACAGATTGATAGCTGGCTAGAAGCTCTTGGTAAGGATGGAAGGGTACATGGTCGTGTCATTACTAATGGCGCTGTCACAGGTCGTATGACGCACATGAGTCCTAACATGGCACAGGTTCCCAACAGTGGCAGTCCTTACGGACACGAGTGTCGGGATTTATGGATTGTTGAGAAAGGATATAAGTTAGTTGGCATTGATGCTTCAGGGTTGGAGTTGAGGATGCTTGCACACTATATGAATGATAATGTATATACACATGAAGTTGTATCGGGCGACATCCACACAGCGAACCAAACCGCTGCTGGGTTGCAAACGAGGAATCAAGCTAAGACGTTTATCTATGCTTTCTTGTATGGCGCAGGAAGTGCCAAAATCGGGTCGATTGTTGGAGGTTCTGCGAAAGAAGGACAAAAGCTCATTGATTCTTTTCTACGAAACACGCCGAAACTTAAAGCTTTTAGAGAGAAAGTGGCTCGTATCTACGCTCAAAAAGGATGGCTACCGGGTCTTGACGGACGCAAGTTACTGGTTCGTGCAGAACACTCAGCGCTCAACACGCTATTGCAAGGCGCTGGTGCAATCGTTATGAAGCAAGCTGTAGTTCTCTTACATAAGAAACTACGGCAGTCAAAGATAGATTTTAAGATAGTGGCAAATGTTCATGACGAATGGCAAATAGAAGTAGAAGAGAGCCGTGCTGAAGAAGCAGGTCAGCTAGGTAAGCAAGCAATCAAAGAAACTGGTATAGTGTTGAAAATGCGCTGTCCTTTGGACGGAGAATATAAAATTGGTAATTCTTGGAAAGAGACTCATTAATGATTCCACATATTGTAGCTTTTGGTGGCGGTGTTGATTCCACAGCAATGATTATTGGCATGATAGAAAAACAAATGCCGATTGATTTAATTATGTTTGCAGATACGGGTGGCGAAAGACCAAACACTTATCAACACATTAAAGTTTTTAATGAGTGGCTTGTTTCTAAAGGCTATGCTGAAATAGTTGTGGTTGAGAAAGTACGTCGTGATGGCTCTCGTGAAACACTTGAACAAGAGTGTCATCGTAGGAATAATCTTCCCTCAATTGCATACGGATTTAAAAGTTGTTCACAGAAACACAAAATCGCTCCACAGGATAAATATTTAAATCATTGGAAACCTGCACAAGATTGTTGGAAAGCAGGTAACAAAGCTATAAAATATATTGGGTACGACGCTGGCGAATCTCGCAGAGCTGACAATGCCGCAAAAAGAGAAGACCCAAAGTATGACTATTGCTATCCTCTCATTGATTGGGGTTGGGAAAGAGAAGACTGTTTAGATGCAATTAAAAACGCTGGTTTACCGAATCCGGGAAAATCTGCTTGTTTCTTTTGCCCGTCTTCAAAAAAACATGAGATAATTGATTTGTATAACACTTATCCAGATTTAATGAAACGAGCAATCGCTATTGAAGAGCAAGCAGAGTTAACCAGCATAAAAGGATTGGGTCGGAACTATGCTTGGAAAACTATTATTGAGCTACATGAAGCACAACAACCATTACCTTTTACAGGTTTTGAATTACCGTGCGATTGCACAGAATAGGAAAAGAAATGACTGAAGTAAAAGACGAAAACTTGTTAGGTATAGTTGCCGTGTCTGCTTATAAAGATGGGACTTACTCGTTAAGTTCTAGTTTTGATTTAGAAGAAACTTATGAATTGTTAAAGGATGCAGTATTGGATATTGAAGATGGAACAATGGAAGAAAATATTGATTATTCAACTCAAACACTTCAATAACTTTATCACATTATGAAACCAAATAGTTGTAAGTTGTTGTATAATAAACAGGCAGTATTTCTAAACGTAGTAGATAAGGAGATTTAAAATGGAATTAAAACCAGTTAAGATTCAAGCAGAAGTTCAGTGGGCTTTCTTTGACAAAGTAAACGACATGAGTGGCAAGTTCCAGTGTGACTTGGCTAACCTGTCAACAGCAGCCGTCGAAGCCTTGGAGTCTATCGGTCTTGCACCACGCAAGCGTGAAGATAAACCTGAGAAGGGTTGGTTCTTGACAGTGAAGTCAAACTACGCTATCCAGCCGTTTGACAAAGATGGTAACGAGATTAGAGATGTAGTTGGTAACGGCTCTAAAGCAATCGCTTTGATTAAGCCGTATAGCTGGAAGTGGAAGAACAAGGATGGTGTGTCTGCATCTTTATCTAAGATTGTTATTACCGATTTAGTGAAGTACAACGCTAGTGGTGATGACGCTTCTATCGAAGACTTGGACGACGACATCCTGTGATAACTGCTCTCATTGATGCTGATAGTCTTTGCTACGCAGTAGGTTTTTCTAGTAATGATGCTGAAGAACCTATTGCAATAGCAAGACTTGAAGAAACAATGACTGAACTTTGTATGGAGCTGGACTGTGAAGATTACAAGGGCTTCCTAACGGGCAAAGGCAACTTCCGTGATGCGATAGCAGTTACAGTTCCGTACAAGGGTCAGAGAGTATCTGAAAAACCTGTTCATTTACAAGCACTTAGGTGTCATTTAGTGACATCGTGGGGCTTTACAGTAGTTCAAGGAATTGAAGCAGATGATGCCGTTGGTATCGCTGCTTACGCAGTTCCTGAAGATGAAACCATCATGGTACACATTGATAAAGACCTCAATCAGTTTAGAGGTTGGCATTACAACTACCGCAAGAAAGAAAAGTATTATGTAAGTGAGTTTGAAGGCTTAACTGCTTTCTATACTCAGATTCTTACTGGTGACAGAATTGATAACATCATTGGACTGAAAGGTATCGGTCCTGTTAAAGCTAAAAGGATTCTTGCAAAATGTACAAACGAAAGCGAACTGTATCAAGCAGTCCTCAAAGCCTACGAGGGCGACCAGCAGCGAGTGTCAGAGAACGCACAACTTCTGTGGCTCCAAAGAAGCCTAAATCAAGTCTGGACACCACCAAGCTCGTCTTAGTTGAATGGTTAGATGCACTTGCTCAAGGTGAATGGCATGAAGCAAAGCGTGAAGATTTAAAGTGTAAGTCAGTTGGGTTTGTGGTGTTTGAAGATGATGAGCAAATCGAACTAGCAGGGACTATTACTGCAGGTATGTGTAATAACAGTATTACCATCCCTAAGAAGATGCTCACAAAAGTAAAGGAAATAAAACTTGAAAACAAGCTCAGCAAAACAAAAAGGAAGACTGCTCCAGCAATGGACAGTAAAGCAGTTACTAGCGAGATACCCGCAACTAACGGACAAGGACTTACGCAGTTGTCCAATGGGTAGTCATGGTGAAGATGTTGTGATGTCTCAGTTTGCTAAGGAAGAAATGCCAGCAACATTCGAGTGTAAGTCTTTAGCAAAGATAGCCGTCTACAACTATTACGAGCAATGCAAGAAGCATGGTGATGGTGAACCAATCGTTATTATTAAACAAAATAACTGTAAACCATTAGCAGTAATTGATGCAGAGATTTTATTTGACTTAATGGCACAATAGGAGAATGACAATGTATGACAACAACATGGAAGTAAAGTTTGAACTACACAGTGACGATGGTTTAATTACTAAAGAGTTTAGTGTAGAAGACTGTACCGCTTGGACAGAATTAGTTTTAAAGTTTGCTGACTTTCTGTCTGCTCAGTATGGTTATGGAATATCAGAAAAGATTCTGTTCATTACCGACCATCCTTACGGACGTGAGTGTGACTATGCTATTTCTAAGAAAGAGTTTGAGATGATTCTTCAGCATCGTAAGCGTGAAAAAGCAATTGGTTCTTTGTTTGATGACGAGGATTACGCAAATTGAAAATCCTATTGTTAGATATTGAGACAAGTCCTAACACAGCCCATGTCTGGGGACTGTGGCAGCAAAACGTCAGTATCAATCAATTGATGGAGTCTTCCTATGTCTTATGCTACGCAGCTAAGTGGCTAGGCAATGAAGACATTTACTTTGATTCTGTCCACCAATCTAAACCTAAACAAATGTTGAAAGGTATTCATGCTCTTCTGGAATCTGCTGATGCTGTTATCCATTACAATGGAACTAAGTTTGATATTCCTACTCTTAACAAGGAATTTCTACTCACCAAGTTACTTCCGCCATCGCCTTATAAACAGATTGACCTCTTGCGTGTGGTTCGTAGTAGTTTTAGGTTTCCTAGCAATAAGTTGGATTATGTATCTCAACGCTTGGGCTTAGGTAAGAAACACGAACACGAAGGTCATGCTTTGTGGGTAAAATGTATGAATGGAGATAAAGATGCTTGGAAACGAATGGAAGAATATAACATACAAGACGTTGTTTTATTGGAAGACCTTTACAATACTCTGTTGCCTTGGATTAAAAATCATCCAAATAAGAATCTGCACAGCGACACTCCGTGTTGTCCAACTTGCGGACACGAGCATCTTCAAAAGCGTGGCACAGCTATTTCAGCTACGGGAACTTATCAAAGGTATCAATGCAAGGCTTGTGGAAGCTGGTCACAAGGTACTAAATCAACTAAGAAAATGGTGGAGGTAAAAGCTCATGGATAACCCAGTAGCAATGCCAGCACCTTACGGATATAATTACGATAATTGTGACCACGATGTCGCTGAGTTTTTTAAAAGAGCCAGTAACGCTAGATTTGCAGGAAGATTAGCTGATTTAGCTGCTGGCATGGAAGACTGTGGTGACACCTTGTCAAAGCAAGTAGGCGGTACACACTATAAAAAAGGTGTTCAACCTTGGACAATAGCCCTAGATTGGGGGCTTGACCCTTGGTCCCATAATGTGGTAAAATACATACTTCGATTCCCTTACAAGAATGGACGAGAAGACCTAGAGAAAATTCAGCATTATTTAGAGTTTTTAATAGATAATTATGATGATGTAGTAGATAAGTATTACAAGTAGAAAGAAACTATGCCACTGCTTTTGCACGAAATTAAAGAACGTCTTATTGCTTTAGATGAGGTAACGCTACTGGAACTTTTAAACATCAGCAGTGAAGACATAGTAGAGATGTTCTCGGATAAAATTGAGGACAATGCCGATAGACTAGAAAAAGAGGTTTTATAAGATATGCCATACACAATGACTCCGTACAACACTTTTATTGCTAAATCAAGATACAGTCGTTATCTTGACGATAAAGGTCGTCGTGAACACTGGAATGAGACAGTAGCACGATATTTTGATTTCATGGAGAAGCACTTAGCAACAAAACAAAACTACACACTTACAAAAGAATTACGCAGTGAACTAGAACAAGCAGTAACAAATCTTGATGTAGTACCAAGCATGAGAGCAGTAATGACAGCAGGACCTGCGCTAGAGCGTCAGAACGTAGCTGCATTTAATTGTTCTTATTTACCAATAGACGACCCTAAAGCCTTTGATGAAGCAATGTACATTCTTCTCTGTGGCACTGGGGTTGGTTTCTCTGTGGAGCAACAATATGTTAAGAAGTTACCTGAAGTCCCGGAGCAGTTGTTTGATAGTAAGAGTTCTATTGTTGTTTCGGATTCTAAAGAAGGATGGGCTAAATCGTTACGACAGCTCTTGGCTCTTTTATACGCTGGCGAAATTCCAAAGTTTGACGTATCGAGAGTTAGACCTGCAGGTGCAAGACTCCGCACTTTCGGAGGAAGAGCGTCTGGACCCGGACCTTTGGAAGAACTTTATAAGTTTTGTGTCGCCAAGTTTAAAGGAGCAGTTGGTCGTCGTCTCTCATCCCTTGAGTGTCATGATATTCTGTGCAAAATCGGGGAGGTTGTTGTTGTGGGTGGAGTCAGACGGTCAGCTATGATTTCTTTGTCAGACTTATCTGACGACAAGATGGCACACGCTAAAGCAGGTGCATGGTGGGATGGTCAAGCTCAACGAGCATTAGCAAACAATTCTGCTACTTATGTTGAGACACCATCTATTGGTCAATTTATGAGAGAATGGAGTTCTATTTATGAATCACATAGCGGAGAGCGTGGAATCTTCAATCGTGATGCTTCTCAGGTGCAAGCTGCTAAGAATGGACGACGTGATGCGACCTATGAGTTCGGAACCAATCCCTGTTCGGAAATCATTCTACGTCCTTATCAGTTCTGTAATTTGTCTTCTTGCATCATTCGCTCTGACGATACTATTGATAGCATTGAAAACAAAATCCGTCTTGCAACAATTCTCGGAACATTTCAAGCGTCGTTAACAGACTTCCCTTACTTGCGTAAAGTGTGGCAGAAGAACACAGAAGAAGAAGCATTGTTAGGTGTGTCAATGACTGGTATTTGCGACAACACTTTGTTAAATAATCCTGATGATGAGGGATTACCTGCTCGATTGGAGGCACTTCGTGATATTGCTGTCAACACTAATGCTGAGTTTGCTCATGCTATTGGTATTAATCAGTCCGTTGCGGTTACAGCCGTTAAGCCTGAAGGTACTGTTTCTCAGTTGTGCAGCACTGCTAGTGGCATCCATCCTCAGCATAGCAAGTACTATATTCGACGTGTACGAGCTGATAACAAAGACCCTCTAACACAGTTTATGATTCAAGCTGGTTTTGTAGCAGAGCCTTGTGTGATGAAGCCTGAGTCAACTACAGTCTTTAGTTTCCCTGTAGTAGTAGCAGAAGGTGGACTATTGCGTGAAGACTTAACCGCTATTCAGCATCTACGATTGTGGTTAATATTCCAGCGTCATTACTGTGAGCATAAGCCTTCTGTAACTATCTCTGTCTTGGAAAAAGAATGGATGGATGTAGGGGCTTGGACATTTAAGCACTTTGATGAAGTAACTGGAGTGTCTTTCCTACCGATGGATGGAGGTACTTATAAGCAAGCACCCTATGAAGAATGTGATGAAGAGACCTACAACCGATTAAAGTCGTTGGTTCCTGATACAGTCGATTGGGAGAACTTCAAAGAATACGACGACAATGTCGAAGGCGCTCAAACCTTAGCCTGTACTGCAGGAGGATGTGAAATCTAATTCCTTGTGTGTGTAGTACTTGATAGCAGCCCTTAATTGGGCTGTTTTTTTATGCGTAAATTCTAGTGCCTTGTTTGTCTATAATTAAAGCCTGTTTACGAGGCGGTCTAGAAGGCATATCAGGAACGCTTATATGCGTCCATGAGTCAAATTCTCTGATGAGTTGGTCGTACCCTATGTCCGAAGCTATGATAGCCTTCACGACCTCATTAGGGGTCATGCCGGGGACTCTAATATCTGCTGCACAGCCGATACGATGCTGACTAGTATCTTTAGAGCCAACAGAGTCATTGACCTGTTTAGACCTGAATCCAGAGTTAATCATTACAGGCTTACCACCTAGTAAAGCCTTAACCTGCTCAAGCGTAGCTGCTAACCGTGTTAAGTTAGCCATCTCCGTAGCATTAGGAGTGTTATCAAACTGTCTATGAGAAGTAGCTGTTAACTCTTCAAGACTAAAGTGTTCACTTAGTTGCATCTTTGTCCTTAGACCTCATGTCCATTATCTTCTCCAAAGTGCGACCCCCGAAATAAAATGACATGAATGTTCTTAGACAACCAACTATCGCTAGTCATGTCAGCTTGTAGTCTAGCTGTGAGTTCGTGTTGCTCTGCCATGTCAGCATTGATTTGAGCTAACTCACCATTCTGTTGCATCTCTAAGAGTTTTAGTTTAGCCTGCTCTGCCTGTGCAGGGTCAGGAAATACTTTATCTAAAATCTTACCACCAATATTTAATAACGCATCTAATGGAAACATCATTTACTCCTAAAGTTTATAACCCCAAGTAACAAACCATGCAATGACCGCAGCAGCAGCAAAACAGTAGAACTGCACTCTTCTAACCGCTTTAATGTCATGTTGAAATTCTGCATTATTCTTTCGTTCACTATTTTCTATATCCAATTTGATTTTGAGAACTGCTTCCCATTCCTTTGCACCATGTTTTTTAACAAAGTCTATCTTTATCTTTGCTTCTTGGTCACTGATTTCTTTCTGATGTTTCCAGTGGTCAAGAGC